TCAAATATTCATTGTCAATACTGGAATTATTAACAAATATTCAATGATATATTTGTACACTTTTACAAAGTTTATTTTTGTGCAATTTGTACAATGATATAAATATGAACATTTGTTTTGTTGAATATATAGAAATTGAAATATTGTTGAACTTTATATTGTATTGTTCTTGAACTCTGATATAATGATAATTGCAAGGTGTCAGACTTGCAAAAGTAGTTGTAACTATTAACAAATATCAATGTAGAAGTGAGGTAATAAGAAATGGGAAAACTTATCAAGAAAGCAGACATTGTAAACAGGAAATTCATGCACAAATTGTATACTGATAATTCAGTAAATACAGGTGAACCTTTTCATTATGCTTTTCCATATGATTTAGCTATGGAATTGTTTGGTGTTGAAGCATCTGATTTCATGTATGAGGTATCGCAAGGTTTATGCTGTAGCTATATTACTGATTTTAATGGTGTTAGATATGTGGATGTTTCTGGTTTTGAATTGATGCGTGCTTATCGTGGTATGGTTTTGTATCGTGAAATGCGTAAGAAGTGGATTGATGAAAATGAGGTGTTAAAGCATGATACAAGTACAGGGAAAAAACATGGAAAACAGTGTGTCAGCAACAAGGCAAAACAGGTATAACAGATTCACAAAAGCAGCTTTAGAGTATCAGAAAAAGAAAGATATTCACAGAATGGCATTGTGTTTGTATGTACTGCAAACTGAAAAGCTGTACTTAGAGGGTGGTTATACAAGTGTTTATGATTTAGGTACTAAGCTTTTAAAGGTGGCAAAAGGTACTATTTCAAATTATGTGAATGTTGCTAAGAAGTTTCTGGACACTGATACTGGAAAATCTATTTTTGCTACAGATAAGGGTGATTTTAGTTATCTTCAATTACTGGAAATGAAGAAACTGAAAAAAGAAGAAGCACAGGAACTTGTAAATAGCGGTACTGTTACCTTTAGCAGTACCGCACAGGAAATAAAGGGTGCTGTGGCTTCATATTTGGGGCAAATTAAGGCAGAACAGGAAAAGGCTAAAGAAGATAGCATTAAACCGATAAAAGACGCATATGAGGCTTTTAACAAGTCTTACAATGAACTTTATAAAAATATCGGTGAAGATGATTCCTGCAAGGAACTGTTACAACAAATTATGGATTCTGTAGTTGTTTTATACAATGAAAATGATAGACTATGGAACTAAAAGAAAGAGAGGTTTAAAACATGGAAAAAATGACAACGGTACAGGCAAGGAACTTACTGCATGACAGTAAAAATCAAGTAGCACGTTCATTGTTGGGAAGAATTGCAACGTGTACAGATGTTACAGGTGAAGTCCCTGCAATTCATAATGACATTGAAAAGGCTAACAAGGACGGCACAGTTACACAAAATGAGTATTTGGCTTTAACAAGACTGTGTAATGACATTATCATTGAAACGAACGCAATTAAGTTCGGTGAACCGATTAAACAGTCGTTGGTGTCAATATTCAAAAATAGAATCTGGTCTACATCTGATTTATCAAGGGTATTGCAGTTTAGAAATAGTGTTACTGAAATGTTGATGCTTGATTTTATTAACTTAGATGAATACATTGAATTAAGCAATGAGGTTGACAAGTATATTCAATACACTCTTTCCAATGGCGGCATAAAATAAAACCGCTAAAAGGGGGTGTTTGAAATGCCTGTTACTATTGAGTTTAAGGCTTCAGCATCTAAAGATGATAGATTCAAGTATCAGATGGCAAAGGATTTTAGAAAGTTCAGCAGACAGGAACTTGCTAAAGAATGTAGACGCTATTTTGATATGGCTAATAAACGTATTAACAGACTGGAAAGCAGTAAAGTATTATCTCCTGCACTCCATGCAGTTTTAAACAGTGGTGGTAAATTCTATGCTAAAGGTGCTGATTTAAAGCAGTTACAACATGAATACGCAAGATGTATAAATTTCCTTAATATGGGTACTTCCACTGTCACAACTGCAAGGCAGTATGAAAGAACCATAGCGGAAAAATTAGGTGGTCATAAATTAAGTACAGACCAAAAGAGTTTATTGTTCAAAGCTTTTCGTACTATTGAAAAAACAAGTCCAGCAGGTGTACAAGCCTACGGAAGTGACAGACTTATACAGTATTTAGCAGATGAAATTGATTCAGAGGACGAAAACATTATGAAGGGTGTTGGTAGTCAAGATTGGGATGCAATGATAGAAAAAGTTATAGCTGATATGTCTGTAGAGTACGAAAAGCGAATGGACGAGTTTTATAATTCATTCAAGGATATTTTCAGTATTTAAGAGGGTGATAATTTGAGAGTTTCAGAGGGTACTTACATAGTCATTAAAGGTAGTGACTGGTTAAACAGTAGACTTGATGCTATCGGTTATTCACCCTCAAATTCTGACAGGGTGGAACTTATTAAAAGGATATGGCGGAAAGATAAAACTGTATCTGACAGTTTAATCAAGAATATTATGGGAAGTGGTAAGAATGAAACAAAAACTTGAAAAGATACCATTTATAAATGATTCACCGATATTTAAACCAGACGATATTATAGAAGTCCTGGATTCTGCTGTAAATGATTCAATGGTAGTTTCTACTGGACAAAGAAAAGAATCGCAAAACATAGTAAAGGTTTATGAAGTTCCTACATCATTCGATATAGAAACTACTTCCCTTTATGTTGATAGCAATAAAGCCGCTGTGATGTATGAATGGACTTTTGGAATAAACGGTAAAGTTATCATAGGTAGAACATGGGAAGAATTTACAGAAATGATAGATAATATTGTAGAGCATCTACATCTTGCAGATGATAAACGTCTGATAGTCTATGTGCATAACTTATCATTTGAATTTCAGTTTATGAGAAAACATTTTAAATGGATTAAGATATTTGCTATTGATGCAAGAAAACCAATATATGCTATTACTGATAATGGTATTGAATTTAGATGCAGTTACTTGTTATCTGGTTATAGTCTTGCTAAATTAGGTGATGAACTTCAAAAATATAAGGTACAGAAAATGAGTGGTGATTTAGATTATTCACTCATGCGGCATAGTAAAACCGTATTGACAGATAAAGAACTAAAGTATTGTGAAAATGATGTGCGTGTTGTTATGGCATATATTAAAGAACGCATTGAAATAGATGGAAGTATTACAAAGATTCCATATACAAAGACTGGATATGTTAGGAATTATTGCCGTAATGCCTGTTTATATACAGGTGCTAACCACAAAAGGAATGTTGGTAAATATGCAAGCTATCATAATCTTATGCAGGCATTGACATTAGATGCTACAGAGTATCAGCAATTAAAGAGGGCTTTTCAAGGTGGTTTCACTCATGCCAATGCTTTATATAGTGAACAGGAATTAGAAAATGTTGCAAGCTATGATTTCACTTCCAGTTATCCATATGTAATGGTTTCTGAAATGTTCCCAATGTCTAAAGGCAGACTTGTAAACGGTAATGGACAGCTTCATAGTGTATCAGAGTTTCAGTCATTATTAAAACATTATTGCTGTGTATTTGATGTAAAATTGTATGGTGTTATGACTAAAGTAGTACATGAAAACCCTCTATCATATAGCCGTTGTTTCGGTGTTAAGAATGAAGTTTTAAACAATGGTAGAATTGTATGTGCTGATGAATTGGGTACTACTATGACAGAACAGGACTATTTCATATATCAATATTTCTATTCATGGGATAAAATGGAGATAGCTAATTTTAGAGTATATGAAAAGGGATATTTACCTACAGACTTTGTAAAATCAATTTTAAAGCTATATAGTGATAAAACCACATTAAAAGGTGTCAAGGGTAAAGAAATAGAATACCTTGCAGGAAAAGGAATGTTAAATGCTACTTATGGTATGGCTGTCACTGATATTTGTCGTGATGAAAATATCTATACTGAAAGCGGCATATGGGAAGTACAAGATTGTGATGTGTTAAAGTCCATTGATGATTATAATAATTCAAAGAAACGCTTTCTATTCTATCCGTGGGGTGTATGGGTGACTGCATATGCAAGAAGAAACCTTTTCACTGGTATAATAGAACTTGATAATGATTATGTATATAGTGATACAGACAGCGTTAAAGTTTTGAACCACGAAAAGCATAAGGCATATTTTGAAAATTATAATGCTATGTGTAGAGTTAAGTTAGAGCGTGCCTGTGAATATCATAAAATACCATTTGACAGTGTAGAACCGTCAACTATAAAGGGCGTCAAGAAGTTATTAGGTGTATGGGATTTTGAGGGTGTATATAAGAGATTTAAAACATTAGGTGCTAAAAGATATATGGTTGAAGAATCTGACGGTGAAATATCGCTTACAGTGTCCGGTGTGAATAAAGGTGTTGCAGTTCCGTATCTGTTAGATGCTTATGGTAATGACGGTATATTTGATGCCTTTACAGATGCGTTGTATATACCTCCAGATTATTCTGGAAAGAATACCCATACTTATATAGATGATGTTGCAAAAGGTATTATGACTGATTATAATGGAGTACAGGCAGATTTTGAGGAATTAAGCGGTGTGCATCTGGAAAAGGCTGATTATAGTCTGTCTATGTCAGTAGCATACTTAGATTATATTAGAGGAGTGAGGACGATTGAAAGATAATAAGAAACAAAAACTACTGTACTATTCTCTTGATGAAATTCTAAAAAGAAAAGCACAGTATAATGTTATATTCGGTGAACGTTCCAACGGTAAAAGCTATTCAGTTTTATTGCATGGATTAAAGAACTTTGTAAAGACTGGTAAACAGTTAGGCATTGTCAGACGGTATGATGACGATATAAAAGCAGGAAAAGCCGATTCTTTCTTTGATGCTTTAATAGCTAATGAGGAAATATCAAAACTCACCAACGGAAAATATACAGGGGTATCATATTACAGTCGAAAATTTTATTTGTCATACCATGATGAAACACTGGATAAAGATGTGAGGGATAATAGACCTTTTGCGTATACATTCGCAATCAATACAGCTACAAGATATAAAAGTACATCATATCCAGATATTACAACTATTATGTTTGATGAATTTCTTGATAGAAAATTTTATCTTCCTAATGAGTTTCCAGAGTTTATGTCTATCATTTCTACAATAGTTAGAAGTCGTGATGATGTAACTATATTTATGTTAGGCAATACAGTAAATAAAAGCTGTCCTTATTTTACTGAAATGGGATTGCACCACATTCAGCAGATGCGGCAAGGTGCTATAGAAGTATATGATTATGGCGAATCTGGTTTAAAAGTGGCTGTAGAATATTGCAGTAACTTGAATAAAAATAAACCGTCTGATAAATATTTTGCTTTCAATAATCCTAAACTTCACATGATTACAAGCGGTGTGTGGGAAATGGCTTTATACCCTCATTGTCCTGTAAAGTATCTGCCAAAACACATTGTACTTGAATATTTTATAGTATTTGAAAATAATATATTGCATTGTGAAATTGTGGACAATGGTACAGATAATTTTACTTTTATCCATAGGAAAACTACACCAATACAAGATGATGATAATGATATTATATACTCTATGGAATACTCACCAAAACCGAACCATGTTAGGAGAATGAACCGTCCTGTAAATAAATGGCAAAGAATGATTGCACAATATTATGTAGAAGATAGGGTATTTTATCAAGATAATGAAGTAGGTGAAATTGTCCGTAATTATTTAATGGCAAGTTCAAGCGATAAAATAAGGTGATGCACATGGATATATTAAAACCACCATATGACAATGTAAATAATCTTAGACCACTATATGACGATTATATAGCATATAAACACGCTAAAACAGATGCAGAACGAAAAGAAGCTATAGAAAAGCTATTAAAGGTTCACAATCTGGATATAGTTAAATTAGAAAATGAAATATAAATAACAGTGTGGCACGCTGATGAGCTGTCACACTGTTATTTTGTGTCCGATTCGGTCACAGAAAAACACCTGTTTCCAGTAACCTTATTATTTCATCTATTTCAGTAGTAGTTATATAGTCGTGTACCACTTCAAAATCTATTTCTGTAGCTTGCGTATACCCTGTTACATTTTTAAATTGTGCATAAAATTTAGTATCTTTATACGGTATATTATCATCTGGTACAGCGGCATTGTATGATTTAACGTATACAAAAGGCTTTTCAGATAAAAGATAATTTGTGTTAGCATCAATATTGCTATTCACGGTTTCACGGTCATTTAATCGGTAAGGTATCGGATAAGATACATTACAGTTAATCATCTTCATGACTTGATTATCTGCATACAGGACGGCTAAACCATCACCATTTATTATATTAACCTCATACCGTAATGTTATAGCTTTATCCATGAAGTCAGACGGTGACAAGTCTACAAAACCGACAAATGGAAGATAAATTTCCATTTCAGTATTTTTATAATCCATTACATTTTTATGCCGTCCTGCTATGGCAATAGTTCCCATTGTCAGTGTAATAATATCAGTACCGATTACAGGGCATTGTATTTCAGTGTTATATGGTCCTAAGCATATATTTTCGATAACAGACGTTTCTATCTGGAAATAAAACTTTCTAAGTGAAATCATATACTTAGCGGTATCAATGTATTCCTCTGTAGTTACATAGAGTACAGTTTTATCAACATTGACACTATTTAATTTAGGTGTGGCAAAACGCACTTTTGATAATTGCACCAATATTTCTTTATCTGGTTTATATGCCGCTATGAGTCCGTATTTATCTGTTATATCAGTTTTGGTTACAGCTTCTGCACTAACTGTATAAATTTTATTCTGGTCATTAGGTGTAAAAGTATAAGTGTATTCGCTTTCAGATACTCTTGTAAATTCATAATCCCAATACTTCCATTCCCACGGTATAGTAGTTTCGTCATAAGCATAATAACTAATTTTAGGTGTAACATGAAACTCACAATTATTATCAGCAGTTAATGTTATAGTTTTTTCTTCAAAAGGATATACGCCGTCTGGTGTGTCTGTGGAGCATCTAATCAGATTATTTTTAATTTCAGCATATTTTCTTTCATACTCATATGTTACAGTGCAATACATATCTTCTGTTTCAGCGTAATAGTATTGTAGTTCTGTATCCAGTTCCCACACATCTGCTGTAGCTGATAATTTGAAAGATTCATTGAACGAACCTATACCAGTAGAAGCATACCTGTAAACAAGTTTTGGCGGCTTACTTGTATTCGTGATGCCATATAACTTGTTAGGCTGTATTTGTATATGTAACGGTGTATTTAAAGGGTATGCCGCTGTATCTATATTACACGTTCCATTTGTTATTTTTACCCTTATTTCAATCTCTGTATATTTTGCCATAGTATTAACCTCTCATTGCAACGATAACAAAATCACCATTATTGAAATCAAAACCATTTTCAAACTCATGCTTTTCCAGATTGTATCTTGATTCTACATCATAATCACCTGTATAGGGATTGTAATTCCTACTCTTAGTGATAATACCATGTGATTCTAATATATCCTCACGATAAGACATAAGCACGTCCACACGCATTATTAAGCGTGTCACTCCATTAGGTGATAAAGTCATATTTTCAATATAATAGTATCGCTTTAATTCTTCCACATAACAGTAATTAAAAGTATTAACTTCCACTCCTGCTAATTCAATAACAGGACTTAATATATCAACGGCAGTACGGCTATACCCCTGTATGACTGTTTCATTAGATAAAACCTTTTGTACATCATTATTTTCAGAACTATTCTTATATAGTTTTAATTTATATTGATACATTGTAAACCTCCATAATATAAAATGTGGCGGCATAGTGTCAGCTATACCACCACATTCCCATTTATTGTAGAAGTGAATTAAAATGGGCTTAATCATTTATGCCTGTGTAGCTGCATCTTTCACAAAGAAAACAACAAAGTTTTCATTCAAATCATTAAAGTAACCCGCTTCAAACTTATAGAAGTTATTGAAAAATTCAGCTTTAGCATTATATTGTGTGGTTACTCTCCTGTCAAGGTTCGTAACTCCCAAAGCGTCACGGTCAAACATAACCGCAAGTATTCCAGATGCCTGTATATCAGTTCCAGAAGCCGTTTTAATATTGATAGATGAAACACTGTTAAAATCGTATGCTGTGCCGCTTCCCTGCCAATACGGGATTGTTTCAGCATTAGGCAATGCAACATAGTTCTCATGGAACGTATCAGATTGTAAGTAACTTCCAGATGCCGCTTTAAAATCCGTAAGCATAACCACATGAAGCATATCGGAAGATGTAAACCTGTCTTTTCCACCTGCATTGAAAAGTGTTGACATTTTACTCATGCGGTCAATGTAAAGCGACATTTGCATAGATGCAAAACGGATAAATTCAGCGGTCGTTAATGCCTTTTCTGCTGTCAGTGTTTGGCTGAATCTATCATTATATAGTTTTAACAGATTGACAGCTTTTATACCACTTTTACTTCCAAAGTCGGCTACTGTCTTGCTTTTTCCTGTGCCTGTGGTGTAATCGGCTAATAAAGTTTCAGCTATCATATTGTTAATAGTACGCATGATTAAGCTGTCAATTTTAACTGTCATAGCCTTATCAACTGAATTATAGAGCATAGACATAAAACCGTTAAGCTGTGCCGCACTGGAAAAACTTTGCTTCACTTGTCTTTCAGTGAATGACATTGGAATTTCAAAAGTAATCATATCATTGAAAAACTTTGCTGATACTTTAGGCTGATGAAATACATTCGGTGAATAATCTGTGCCGTCTGTCAGTTCCCATGATTCATTTTCGGTAGCTGTAGGTAAATCAGCGGAAATCTTCTCAAGGATTGAACCAAACTCCCATGAATCCATCATAACAGACGGTACGTTGCCGCTGTATGGACGGTTCACAAAAATAACTTTTCCAATGTGATTAACCAGGGATTTTACATACTTATCTACAGCACTTGCATTAAAAACCTCTGTGCCAATATCAACCACATTGGATAAATCCTCTTTCAGCAAATCACTTTTGCCGATAACCTCACCTGTTACATTGTTCATTAAATCATAAATCTGTTTTACTTCCATTGTATAATCCTCCTTTTAGTATATCGGCATAGCGATATAATTTTTAACATCTTCCAAAACTCTTGACGTGAACTTATTTTGTATACGCATATCAATTTCAGACTTTATCAAATCTACAGGTTTGTAACTTGTACTGTTAGAAGTCCTTGTTAATATTCTCTTTGATGTATTCTTGCTTGTTCCAGATGCCTTAGTGTCATTCGTGGTTTTACCATCTGATATAAAGTTATCTGGTAACACGTCTGCTGTAGATACAGCATCTTGTTTAACATCTGTACTACTGTCTGTATTTTCTCCCTGTGCATCTGTTGTTTCTTCCTCATGGTACTGTGATGCTGACAGGGGATTATATTCCATTGTAAGAGTATCTTTTATTTTATCCCATGCTTCTTTATATTCAGATAATATCAATGCCGCTAAACGCTCTAAAAGGTCATTAGAAAGCGTTGTAGCACCATTCAGCAATAATTCTACTGTAGGAGTAATAGAACGCTGTCCACACGTTGCTATAAGCCTTAAATCTATATCATTACTGAATGTATAACCACCTGTAGAAGATATAGCAGACATAATACCGTTAGTAACTGGAAATACATCTTTAATTCTTATCTCTGTCATTATCTTTATCCTCTATTTCTTCATTACTTCCAGATGCTTCACCCTCTGTATCTGTATCGCTGTCTGGTGTCGGTTCTGCATCATCTTCATGTGAGATGTCAACATCTTCTGTATTGGTGTCTGTTTCCTCAATTTCCTTGTCAGATTCATTTGTGCTTTCTTCATTTGTTCCTGCTGAATCTGTTTCTTCTCCTGTGGTGTCGCTGTCTTCATTTTCTCCCTTATCTGCATATTCTCTATCTGTGTCTGTATCATCTGCTGTAGCTTCATTTTTGGTTCTTTCACTTCCAGATTCATCATTATCCCCCTTAATTTTTATCAATGGTCTGTCATTATCATGCACACCTTGCTTTTCATCTACGGTTACGTCAATTTCATTACCATTATTTATTTGTTCCTGTATTGTTTCAGATAAAGCAATTTGTTTTTCGTTTTCCTCATGTGTTACTTTCCATGCAGAAGCAAAATCTATACTTATATCAAGATTGTACTTTTCATTTATCTTTTCTATTGCTGTCTGTCTTTCCTTAATCATATTATCTACTAACGGCAATAGAAAATCATCATTTAATGCTGATTCGTTAGAAGATAATGCTTCACGTTTCATGTTGTAATTAGCGTTCAATCCTATTTCATTGAAACATGATGCTTTCAAGTATTGTTCCATTTCTATAAATTGTGTCAAATAGTTCTGTGTATTCGCAACACTATGAACCTTGACACCATCAAAGAAAGCACTTTCACCAATAGCAGATAATTTACCCTTTTCAATATCATCAATGAATTTCAATGCACCTGTATATGTTCTATCATCTGATGCAGAAATCATACACACCATTCTAAGTATAATATCTACTGTATGAATTGATATTGTATTTTCTGCCAATAAAGCACCATACTTATTCAGTATAGGTAATAAACCCAACTGCATTACATCATTATTTACCAGTACACCATCATTTTCTATATTGTATGTTTTTGATAGCTTCAATGCTGTGTTTGACACTGTTATTTCTGTGCTATCTTCATATACATCTGGTTCACCACCTAAACCACCATATAAAGCATATAAATTACCATTAACTTCTGTTACAAAAGCATATCCTTTTGTCTGCAACATCAATTCAAGTTTTGATGCTGGTATTGTATCTGGTAAACCTGTATACGCAAACATTGATTGTGTTCTTGACAACATATATTTTATATAGTGGTTGATAACAGTATCTTTGTTCAACACATATTCATTTGCTTTGTCAAACTGTGTGAAATCTTTTCTCATGCTGTCACCACCTGTTTTTGCTTCTTATTATATATGGGTGATTGATTTTAGTCAATACCAATGCTATGAAAAGTTTGTGCAATATTCACAAAAATAATTTTTGTTATATTTTCACAAATTATTACACAATAATTATAATATGTTTTATCATTGTACAAATTGCACAAAATAAACTTTGTAAAAGTGTACAAATATATCATTGAATATTTGTTAATAATTCCAGTATTGACAATGAATATTTGATGAAACCATTGTGAATACTTCACAATAATTCATCAAAATCATTGTGCAATTTTAACGAAAATAAAAGTTTGTGCAGATTGCCAGTGTGGGTATATTGGCTTTCACTTTGTATAAATTGACCAGACCAAATGTTCGGTTAGTCTTGTCAAACCACATTTTGGTGGCAGGGGGGCTGGATGCTCTTCGTGGCCGGAGCGGTGGGCACATGCATCCCCCTGCTCTT